GCGATCAGGCTCCTATTGCGTTCTGGAATGAGTTTGGACACAAGGGCAGGTTCCCTGCACCGCCGCGCCCCTTCTTCCGCACAATGGTATCGAACGAGTCTCCCAAGTGGCCTCAGATGATGGCTGGAGAACTGAAGCGGTCGAAGATGGACGGTCATCGGACTCTGGCTTTTATGGGCGAAGAGATTGAAGGCGCTCTCAAGCAAAGCATCATTGACCTGACAGCTCCTCCGCTCTCTCGCACCACACTTCGGTTGCGCCTCTAGTTTGGTAACAATCCGCAGAACATTCGCGCTCGTGATGTGGTGCAGGCCCAAAGGGACGTTGCGGCGGGTGATCCGGTTGCATCCGGTACACAGGCCAAGCCGCTTATCTGGACGGGAACTATGCTCTCCAGCACCTCATATAAGGTGGCCGACTGATGGATTTGCGAGGAATTGCGAACGGAATATCAGATACGATCAATCCCAATATCTCTGTCACTGTGAAGGCATCGACCGGATATGCTATCGGATCTGGCCTCAAGCAGGTTCCTAGCTATGCCGCTCCCGTTACTGGATTTGCTCAAGTCCAGGCGTTGACCGCTGCTGATCTTCGCCACCTTGACGGCCTCAACATTCAGGATGCCACGCAGTCGATCATTCTTCGCGGTCCATTGAACGCCGTTGTGCGGGCGCATTCCAAGGGCGGTGATCTTGTTACCATCGGAACTGACACTTTTCTTACCGTCGCAGTATTGGAGCAGTGGCCGCTGTGGACTCGCGCGGCACTCGTTATGCAGGTGCCAGCATGAGTATAAAGATTAGAGTGGCGACAGATGGAATGGCGATATTCGAATGCCCCGGATGTGGAGAAAGCCATGGTATTCCAGTGCGTGGAGATCATGTGTGGGGATGGAATGGAAGCGTTGAATCACCCACCTTCACGCCGTCGATATTGGTTAGATACCCAGCAAATCCGAACGCTATTGAGGAGTTCAAGGAATGGCGCGCTGAACGGCGATGCCACAGCTTTGTAACCGATGGCCGTATCCAATTCCTTGACGATTGCACGCATTCTCTCTCGGGGAAGACGGTGGACCTGCCGGATTGGGGAAGTGCATGAGCGCACCAGTCCAATACATTTCTTCAATCGCCATCGATACGGTAATCGAGGCGCTGGGTGCATTCATCCAACCCTTTGTGGGAACTACGCAGATCATCCGCGCCCAGGCAAACCGCGTAGCGATGCCTGTCGGCGCATTCGTCGAGCTTACTGAAATATCCAGCATCGATCTTGAAGTTCCTCGCCAGTGGTATGACGGCGCAAATGCGCAGAAGGATATTATCGGTCCAAAGCGCATCATGATTCAGTCCGACTTCTACGGTGAGTCGTCGGGCGATTGGTGCGCAGCGGTCAAGACGGTTTGGCGCACGTCTTACGCAACAGAACAATTCGCTGCTGGTATTGCCCCGCTTTACTGTGACGATGGACGCGAAGTTCCGCTGGTCACAGGTGAGGAGCAGTATGAACGCAGGTGGGAACTGAATATGATGCTTCAATACAACCCTGTGATCTGTGTACCGCTCCAGAGTGCTGATATACTGAGCATGAACATCGTTAAGGGTGTGACAGCATGACAGGCCACATTTATCTAATCCGCAACCTCCTTAACAGCAAGGGCTATGTTGGCAAGACGGAGTTGTCTGTCGATCACAGATATGCTCAGCATCTCAGAAACGCATCCGGTTTTGTCAATACTGCACTCTATCGCGCAATACGCAAGCATGGGGAAGGAAAATTTTCCGTATCTGAGGTAGCGTCGTGCGATTCTTCTCTTTTGAACGATCTTGAGAAACACTACATCAAATTCTACGGAACGTACGCCCCGACAGGTCACGGATACAACATGACTAAAGGTGGAGAGGGTCAACTTGGATTGGTTCACTCCGAAGAGACGAAGATGAAAATGTCAGCGTCTCACATGGGGCATATCGTCACTACGGAAACAAAACTTAAAACATCCCTAGCTAATAAAGGCAAAAAGCCTTCTAAGGCGTGCATGGATGCTGTAATCCTTGCCAATACCGGGAAAGTTCATTCTGCGGAAACGAAAGCTAAATTATCGGCTATCCGCAAGGGGAAAAAACGTGGCCCGATGTCGGAAGGTTCCAAAGAGAAGCTCTCAACTGCAAAAAAGGGTCAAGTCCCTTGGAATAAGGGAATGACGCATAAGGAGAAACAATGACGATCCCGGCTTCGCAAATTGCAAACGTAATCCCCGGCGTATTGAGTCCTGGTGGGGCAGGGCTAGTGATGAGCGGCCTTGTACTGACGCAAAACCCCCTGATGCCCGCTGGGCAAGTTCTTAGCTTTGCCAGTGCACAAGCTGTTTCAGACTTCTTTGGCCCATCATCGGCCGAGTTCGCCTATGCGTCTATCTATTTTGCGGGGATGGTGAATGGAACACAGCTTCCATCGGCGCTCTTGTTTGCACCATACAACGCGGCGGCGCGGGCCGGTTGGCTTGCTTCTGGTTCTCTAGCAACTGTTCCGCTGGCTACGCTCCAAGGCTACAGTGGAACGCTGACCATTGATTTTGCTGGTGTGCCTCTGACATCAAGCTCCATCAATCTTACTGGAGTTGCAAGCCAAAGCCTGATGGCGGCAGAGATTCAGGCTGCTTTTACGTCGCCGCCCTTTGCGGTTACGTGGAATGCGGTGCAAGGTACGTTTGTTTTCACAAGCACACTGACCGGAGCAACGGAGACTATCGACTACGCAACAGGCACACTTGCTGCCGATCTGTACCTCACACAAGCCACCGGGGCAACGCTTTCGCAGGGCGCTACTGCTGATACACCCTCAAGCGCCATGAGCAACGTCGTAGCGATTTCCCAGAACTGGGCGACGATGAGCTATCTTGTTGAGCCGACGCTGGCAAATAAAGAACTCTTTGCCGCATGGTTCAGCGAACAGGATGACGAATATCTGATGGTCGCGTGGGATAGCGACGTTCAGGCCAGCGTGCAGGGCGCAACTGAGCCTTTCGGCGTAGTTGCCAAGACAAATCATTATGAAGGCGTCATGTGCATTGGTGGCGATCCTGCTCTTGGTTCGCTTGCCCCTCTGGTTATGAATACTGCGGCGTTCGTGCAGGGCATGATCGCCTCTATCAACTTCTCGCAGACAAACGGGCGCATCACGCTGGCTGGGAAATCGGCTATGGCGGCGGCGGTCCTCCCAACGTGCGCAAACCTCCAGACCTACACAAACCTTCTGGCGAATGGTTACAGTTGCTACGGGGCATTTGCATCCCGCAACGCGGGTTTTACGTTCTTCTCGAATGGCAATATGCCTGGGAGTTTTCCGTGGGCCGACCAGTACATCGATCAGATTTGGTTAAGCGCGCAGCTCCAACTTGCCTTACTCAATCTCTACACGGCGGTGAATGACATTCCTTATGACCCGACCGGATACGGATTGATCCGAGCGGCTTTGGTTGGCCAACCGACCGCGAACGGTGGAGTGACGTTTGATGGGCCGATCAACAACGCGCTGAATGCTGGCGTGATTCAGACCGGCGTAATACTTTCATCGACTCAGGCCGCTGCGGTAAACAATGCTGCTGGCGCAAGAGTGGCGGGAACGATTCAGTCTAACGGTTACTACCTGCAAATCCTCGATCCGGGTGCAACTGCGAGGAATGCGCGGCAAACGCCGATCATCAATCTCTGGTACACCGATGGTGGCGCGGTTCAGCAGTTTAGTTTGGCAAGCATCGACATTCTCTAAGAGGTGATTTATGGGCGGATTTATGAACGCGGTGACGGGCGGCGCAAGCACGATCACCTCTGCAAATTCGGTAGTCAGCATGACAGTCGCGGGGCTTTTCCCGTCTCCTGTGCAACTTCAGGGATACTCGGCTGACAAGGCGTGGGATACGGCTGCGGTCGTGGTCACTGAGACACAGATCGGCGTGGATGGCCGCAAGACAGCGGGCTTGGTTTTCAACCCAGTAAAGCAGACATTCGCATTCCAGGCCGATTCTCCTAGCGTCCAGATTTTCGAGGCGATCTTCGCTGCGCAGCGCGCGGCCCGCGACGTGTACTATATCTCGGCGACTATCGATCTGCCCGCAACTGGAGAATCCTACGTATGCAATAAGGGCACGTTGGAGGATTACAACTCAGTTGCATCGGCGGGCAAGGTGCTTACCATGCGCGAATTTTCGATCAACTGGGCGTCAATTCAGCCTTCAGTCAGCTAGCGAAATTGGGGGGGCACTATGGCGCGAAAGACGAGTACCTACACAGTAGACTCTGAGGGCAGGGACAAGGGAAAGCAATTCCTGCTCACAGAGATGGCCGCGACGAAAGCGGAGGACTGGGCTATTCGTGTGATGCTTGCGCTCGGAGCGGCTAATGTGGATATTCCTGATGGTGCTTTGCAGTTGGGCATGGCGGCGCTTGCAGAAATTGGCCTCAAGAAGCTGTTTGCGATTGACGCCGTATCAATCAGACCGCTACTCGCAGAATTGATGGAGTGCGTCGAGTTTGTTCCGAATCTGCAGAAACCGGCGGTCAAGGTGGGATACCCGCTGTTTGAAACGCAGATTGAAGAAGTCAAGACGCTGCTGATGCTCAAATGGGAAGTGCTCAAATTGCATTTAGATTTTTCTCTCGCCGCCGGCCTCTCGGAATCACTCGGCAACACACTGGCGGCGGCAAAACACAAGCCGGGTACGCGAACGTCCCAAAAATAATTGGGGTCATAGTCGGCAGAAGATTGGCGACACTTTTGGAGCTTCAAACGGTCTACGGGGAAGAAGATGCTCATAACCTTCTCGAAATCATTGCCGTAGATTCAGAAAACGAGAGGGAGTAGACCATGGCAACAGTGATTGACAGCCTGATCGTCACCCTCGGACTTGACAGTAAAGACGTTGACGCAAAGGCTCCCGGTGTACGCAATAAGCTCGCCGATCTGGAAAAGTCCGCATCGAAGACCGTGCATGGCGTAAAGGGAATCGGCACTGCATCTAAAGGAACTGCATCTGAGCTTACAGTATTATCCGCAAAACTAGGTTCATTCCTCGCTGTTCTCGGCGGGACCGCGGCTGTCCGTGCGTTCGTCAAAGACACCATTGAGACGAATACTCAGCTTTACTTTCTCTCTCGCAATTTGGAGATGAACACGCAAAAGCTCTTTGCGTGGGGAGCGGCAGCGCAAGAGATTGGCGGAAGCAAGGGTTCGATTCAGAATTTCATGCGGACTATCGCGGGGATGCCGGGAGAATTGCTGATCGGGAAGATGCCTCAACTGCTTCCGCTCTTTGCACGCCTGGGCATAAACTTTCGTGAGCCGTTCGATCAGATCATGGTGGATCTGTCGAAACGATTCGCAGGCATGGACCGCAAGGTTGCTTTCAGCTTCGGCATGGCGAGCGGAATCCCCGAAGATGTGATGAACCTGATTTTGCAAGGGCCAGGAGCTATGCAGGGGGCACTGGCAAGAACAAAGGGATTCGGACCTACGGGGAAAGAGGCCGAGTCGGCGGCACAGTTGAAACTCCGCTTTACTGATCTGGAATTGTTGATTGTCAAGATCGGCTATGACCTGCTCTACAAGGTCACGCCGCACCTTGAGAAGTTTCTCGACATTCTCCAGAAGATCGGAGTTTGGGCGCAGCGTCACGAGAAGATTGTAGCTATCATTGCCGGGGTTGCAGCGGGCCTGCTTGCTATTGCCGGACTCGCCGGGGCTATCGGTGCCGTGTCGCTCGCATGGACGGCTCTATCGGGCGCTTTTGTAGCCGCGCTGCCAGTTCTTGCTGTAGTTGGGATTGTTGCGGCGCTCGGAGCCGCGATTCTGCTCCTTTGGCAGGATTACAAGGTGTGGTCCGAGGGCGGAAAATCCCTGTTCAACTGGGGGGATTTCGCGGAGGGGATCGATGTCTGTTCCACTGCGTTTGACGGACTCGCGGACAAGATCGAAAAAGCTACCGACAGATACGGGAAATGGTTGAAGTCTCATGGAATTGATTTGCCTGCCATAGGATCGGCGATAGGCGGAGTCATCACTGGAAGCAGTGCGGCTGCTAATGGGCAGGCATTGCGTAAAAAGTTCGATGTATTCATGGCGACGCATTCCGATAAAACCCTTTCCCAAGATGCGATAAACG